CGAAGCCGGGAAGCAATGGCTATGAGTTCCGCATCCTGCTGGGTGATTTTGCGCAAAGGGCCGGGTGTGTGTGTGTGTGTGTTCATGTTTTTGGTTTGTTGTTTTTGCGGGCATCTGCCCCGCCGCTCGATTGCGGCGAGGTATTGCTTCGCAGTGTCACTCATTGGAGTTGGCAGATTTCTTTTTCCGCTTGGGTGATGCCGTATTCGGCGAGCCGAATTGACATATCTTCCGGCATTTTCTCGCCGATGGATTTCTTGAGGCTTTCAGCCACCATCTTGACGATTTCCGTGCGGGGCGTTTCGTTCGCCATTTCGTAGCGAACCCAGTTAATCAGTGAATCCAGCGTTGCGTTGTTCGTTTTCATGGCTAAACAATAGCGCAAGCCGCTTGCGTTGCAACAGGTAAATCGCCTTTTTTTACGATTAAAGCGCAGCTAATCCAAAGGGCTTGCAAAATAAGTTCGGCTAATATATGGTCAACCCGTGGCCTCTGGAATTTTTGCCGACTTTACGGCAGCGCAGGTTTTGGAAATCCGCACTCAGGCGCGAGCTTTGGTGACGGAAGGCAAGACCTTGATGACCTGGAGCAGCGGCAACACCGCGACGGGCAAGCAATTTGCCATGCCAGTAAAAGAGGTTTTGGAGGAGTGCCGGTATGCCCTGCGAAAAATTGATCCCGACACCTACGGCGCACACGTCACCCGCGCCGTTTGCAATTTCAACTCGCGCTGACATGGCTGCAAAACCCTTTCGCATTCTGGACGCTTACGGACGACCCGCTGCCCGTGGCAACACGCTGTACGATTCGGCTCGTTGGGATTCGCGCACGCCTCGCGTGTGGAATGCTGCTGCTGATTACAACTCCATCGCTGGCAGTGGCCACCGGGAGTTGATGAGCCTGGGCCGGTATCTCTACGCGAACGTCGCGCCGCTGCAAAACGCCATCATCACCATTGCAGCGACGGCCATTGGCGACGCGTTTATTCCCCAATATTATGGACGGCCACAGGGCGATTGGGGCGAGCGAGCCGAGAGTTTACTCTACGAGTGGCACAAGGTCTGCACCGTGTCGGGTGGAATGTACGACTGGCGAAACGTCCTGCGCGTTGGGATCATCAGCATTATCCGCGACGGCGACGTGGGCGTTTTACTTACGCACAGCGAGTCGTCCGAGTATCCGCAAATCCAACTAATCCCCGCGCATCGCATCGGCTCGGTTGGCGAAGCCAGCGAAGTGTTAGACGGGGCATTTGCCGGAAACCTCCTAGTCAATGGAGCCATCCTCAACCCGTTTGGCCGCGTCATTGGCTGGCGGATTTACGACGGAGCTAGCCAGCCCCGCGACGTGTCCACCGCAGATTTGGCAGTCTATTATCGGCCAGACTTTGCCGATCAAACCCGTGGCACTTCGCAAATCGCGGCGGGAATCCGCGACTGGCAAGACCGCAAGCAAGCATTTGAGTTTCTGCGGCTCGCGCTGAAGAAGGAAGCCAGCTTTGCCGTAGTCGAACACACCGAGGAAGGCAGCTTGGATTTAGATGCGGACGAAGTTACCAGCGGCAGCGGAGCCAACGGCGGCTCGGTTTACGAGGAACGCACCGACGGCGCGACGATGCGAATCTTCCGAGCCAACAGCGGCAGCAAAATTGAGTTCCCTGAAAGCTCGCGGCCATCGCAGAACACGCAGGAATTCTGGGAGCGAATCACCCGCGACGGATTTGCTGCAATCAACTTTCCTTACGAGCTGTGCTACGACGCAACCAAAATTGGCGGGGCGTCACTACGCATGGTCATGGAAATCGCGCAACGCACCATCGCGGAATATCAGTGCGTTGCTCAATACATGGCGAGGCGCATTGATGCGTGGCGGATTGCCAAGGCTATTAAGGAGGGCGAACTGCCAGAGAATCCCGACTGGTGGAAAATCTCCCACCAAACGCCCGAACAGATGACCGCTGACAAGGGCTATTCCAGCCAAGTTGACCGCGAGGAATACAAGCTCGGCTTTACCACATTGAAAGACATTGCCGCCCGTCGTGGCAAATGGTGGGAGGAAGAGCGCGACCAGCAGGAGGCCGAGGCCGACGACCTGCTCACACGCTCAAAAGCTCTCGCCGCTCGGCACGGCGTCACCATCGAGGCCGCGCTGTCGCTCTTGCAACAACGCAGCCCGAACCCGCCGTCAACCATAACTGAACCCGAACCATCCGAATGAAAGCTGCCCTCGCCTCGCAAGATGTTTTGCTGATTGACCCAAAACGCTGGGCCGCTCAAGTGGCCGAGGTTTCTGAAGCAAGCTTGCCGCACTCTTTCACCAACGACGACGACGAGGATTGCGACATCTACGGCGACTGCTTGCCGCAAATGACCGTGGGCGAGGACGGCATCGCAACTGTGCCGATCAAAGGCACAATCTCAACCGGCCTCCCTGCGATTGCGTCGGCGTTTGGCTTTGTCGACACCGGCAAAATCCGCGAGCAGATCGAGACGGCTTTAGCCGATCCCAAAGTGCGGGCTGTGCTGCTTAATTTTGACAGCCCAGGAGGTTTTGTGACCGGGACACCTGAGCTTGGCAGCTACATCGCCGAAGCCGCGCAAAAAAAACCGATCTACTCTTACACGGCTGGCCTGTGCTGTTCCGCTGCTTACTGGTTAGCCGCACCAACGCGAGCCATTTTCGCAACAATCTCTGCCGAGGTCGGCAGCATTGGAGTTTATGTCGCGCACACTGACCAAAGCGCGATGGCTTCAATGATGGGTTTAGCCGTGCGCGTTTTCCGATCTGGAAAATACAAAGGCGCGGGTGTCCCCGGAACCGCACTTAGCGACGAGCAAGCCAGCAACATCCAGCAGCGGGTTGACAGTCTGGCGGCAATTTTTAAGTCGCACGTGATGAGCAACCGCCCTGGCGTGTCTGAGGACGCTATGCAAGGCCAGACTTTCCTTGGGTATGAGTCAGCGTTTGCCAAGCTAAGTGATGCCGTGGTGGTCGATTTGGCAGGGGCAAAAAAAATAATGCTTGCAGACTTGACATAAGCTAGGCTTATAGTATGTCTTAGCGTAACTTATGACAGCTTTACAAGAAATTGCCAGCCTCAAGGCTAGTTTGGAAAAGGCTTTCGCCGAGGCGGGCGAACGCTCGCAAGCCATTACCGAAGGCACGAAAGCCTTGGCCGACCTGCAAGGCGAGATGGTCGCGCTGGCCGCTGAAAAGGCCGCACTCATGCAGGAGCGGAACGAGTTGGCGACCAAACTGGCCGAGGCACAGACCGCCGCCCGCGATTTTAAGGCCGAGGTCGAAACCCGCGCAGCGGCATTGGCCGTGCAGCAAGTCGCTTCCGTCGGCCTTGCCAAGCCGTTGCAGGTTGCCACGGCCACCGAATCTAACCAAGCCGACATTCTGGCCGCTTATGCGAAAGCCGACGCTGCCGGAAAACGGGCCATCTTTCTGAAACATCGCAAACACTTCGCAGTGTAAAAAACAAAAACCAACTGACCTATGCCAAATTCACTCAACGGTATCAACCTAGCTGCTGTCGCGGCTCAGTCCCTCGACGTCCTGCTGCCCAAGCTTCCGCTTCTGCGAAGCGTGATGGCAACCGACTTTTCCTCTGACGTTGCCACGCAGGGTGAGAGCGTAACGACTCGCGTTGCCACCGCGACCACCGCGCAGGATTTCACGGCAGCGGCGGCAGACCAGGACGCGACGACCACTTCGCGCACGATTTCTTTGAGTCTGTACAAAGGCACGCGCATCGCTTTTAGCGACAGCGAGTGGAGCAAAAGCAGCGTCAACCTCAACGAGGTCTTCATCAAGCCCGCCGTCAACGGCATCGCCAACGCGATCATTGACAGCGCACTAGCTCTAGTGACCAACGCCAACTTTGGCGCGGCAGGCTTCACTGGCGCGGCTGGCACGTTTGACGCCGATGACTGCGCCGACCTCGCCGCCACGCTGACCTCTGGCAACGTGCCTCAAGATGGCCGGTTTTTGCTTATCAACCCATCGTACTACGCCAACCTCGCCAAGGACGCCTCGGTGCAGCAAGCCTACGCTTACGGTAGCCCCTCGGTGATTTTGGAAAACCGCATTCCTCGCGTGCATGGCTTGTCGGTTTTCGAGTACACGGACATTCCCGGCAACTCCGAAAACCTCGTCGGTATGTGCGGCACTAACCAAGGTCTGCTGGTTGCGACCCGCTTGCCCGCCGCGCCTGCCAATTACCCCGGCGAAATCGAGACCGTGACCGATCCCGAGTCTGGTTTTTCGCTTCAGTTCCGCCGCTGGTATTCTGCGGATGACCGCAAGTACCGCATGGAAGTCGGCATCATCTACGGCGTGGCCGTGGGCGTCGCTGGCAACATCAAGCGCATCGTTTCTGAATAACCCTGCCTGACATTGGGCCGGGATGGGCAACGTAACGACACCATCCGAATGAAAATTGCAGCAACTATAGCACGGGACGGCAGCGGCAAGCTGGCCGTCCTTTTTTTAGGCGACAAGAAACAAACGCCAACGGCAGACGCGATTTTCCACGACGACGCTGCCCTCGCCGCTAACGGTTTATCGGGCGAGGTTGAGATCATGATGCTTCGTGCGCCGCTGCCGTGGCGACGCCGGGTAACGGTGGTGGGAGACGCGCCGTCGGTAACTGCTCCCAAACGTCGGGGCAGACCAAAATTAAATGAGCCTGGCCAGTGAACAAAACGCCGACCTGAGCTACATCTTTGCCGAGCTTGGGGAGACGTTTACCTTTGGCGCGGCCACCATTCCTTGTTCCGTAACCTTCCGCACGTCTGGCCGCAAAAACGACATGGGCGGGTTTCTTGACGACTTCGACGTGACGATCTCGGCTCGCGTTTTGGATTTGCCCACGCCAGCCCCAGCGCGAGGCAGCGTTGTGGTGCATCGCTCGCGCTCCTATCGGGTCGAGCAAATCGACCTGAGCCAGATTAACACCGAAGCCAGACTCAAATGCGTGGCGACGAACCGATGACTTACGCACGCGAGGCGGCGGCACTGGCAGCGTTAAAGGCGCGAATTCGGTTTGCCAATCGCCGAGAATTGCGCCCGCTGGATCTGGCGTTGACCCGGCTGAAAATAAGCTGGGCTTCTAGTTTGTTTCCGGCCCTTCCACCGCTTGAAGTTCCCGCCCGCTCTCGCTAAGGTCAGGGCGTGACGAGTTACGAGCCCAAAGGTTTCGCCGGGTGTTTCGCTTACGAGCAAGCATCTGGCGCGGCGGTTGCCCTTGGCCCAAATTTTATCTGGCAAGAGAAGATTGACGGCGAGCGAGCCGTGCTTCGCTTGTCTCCCTCCGGTTGCACCTGGCACGGGCGAGCGATGCAGTCCAAGCCAATCAGCTTGGAATCTGAAACGTCTGCCGTGCTTGACTGTGAGAAGGTGGGCGACACTTTTCGCGCTTTTGACCTGCTAGAACTCAACGGCGAGGACGTGAGCGGGCAACCTTTGGCGGCTCGACTGGCGAAGCTTGCCACGCTTAATTTGCCGCACGAAATAGCGATTGTTCCGCATTATTCCTCGCCTGACGCGATCAAAGAACCGAGCGAGGGAGTAGTCGCCAAAGACTTGCGCTCAACCTATCACCAGCCGAACGACTGGCTGCGGTTCAAGCGCGAAATCACCGAGGATGTGATACTTGACAGCGTGGACGAGGACGCGCAGACCGTCGCCGTGTCGCGCATGGTCAAGGGGCGCAAGATTCCCGCTGGCCGAATCTTTGGCTTTGGCGAGGTGGAAATTCGCCAAGCCGCCGCCAGCATCGGCGCATGGATTGAGGTTAAAGCCATGCAGTTGACCGCTGCCGGAAAGTACCGGCACGGCAGATTTGTAAGATTTCGCTTTGACAAGGGGCAGGCTTGCTAGCTGCAAAAGCTGGCGGTTTCTTGCGCTTTTTTTGGCATAGCATATTAGACTAGCTTATGCTAATTTGCGGGCATGGCGTCGGGAAATCAACCCACAGGCATCACTTTTGACACGCGAGAGTTTGATCGTGCGTTGAAAGAATATGTAAAGTTGAGTTCTAGGGATGAGGCAGAGATTCTCAACAGAAAGGCTTTAAGAATCGCTCACGGAGCCTTGGCAAATACAAAGAAAGCCGAACGCTCTGCGATTGAGGATCTTGGCTTGAGAACCGCGAGCGTCAAAGAATACACGTCTGAGAAAACCAAAAAGAAGAAGGTTAAGCGCAAATTCGATTTTGCGGAGAACGAGGCGATTGGAAAATACCTCGGAGCGCGGTCAAAAGCAGGACGCAGCTCTGGCCAATCGTTTGAAAACCGCAAAGCAATCGCCAAGGCTGCTCGCAAATGGATTGCCGCCAAACTGCGTTCCATTGGATTTCTGCGGTCAGGCTGGATTGTGTCTATTAAAAAGCTTTCGTCGCTGGTGGGCGAGGCTTATCAACGACCCGCCGACGTGGTTAGTCGATCAGCTAACCTTGGCCAATGTACCCCGGCCAAGCCTGGGCCTAACCCTTTTGCGCTAATCGAAAACAACGCCACGCTCGGCGTGCGTTGGAACGATTCAAAGGCACGGGCAAAGGGTCAAGAACTGGCAACGGAAGGGTTGCGAAAGGCTTTTCATGCTGAAACTCAAGCGATGCAAAAATACATCGCTGACAAGCTGCAAAAGACGGCCAACAAATTTATCCCGCCCAAAACCTCAACTAAATAGCCATGCCCTTTTCCTCTGTACAAGCCAAGGTCGAGCGAGCCGCCGCCGCCGTTATCGCTTCCGCTGCCTCGTCAACCGGCCTTGCCGTCTTCACCGGCCTCGACACCGACGCAATCACTTTGCCGTGCGCGATCTGTGAGGCGACCTCGGCCAGCCCGCCGCAGGGTTTGCAGTTCACCGGAATCCAACAAGTCGAGCTGGTTGTCAGCGTGCGCTCAAATAAATCCGATAGCACCCCGGCGCAGCATGAACTTCGCTGCGCCACCGTATTTGACGCGCTCACCACCGACACCGCCGCCGCCGATTTGAGCGCGGCCATTAGCGACTTCAAGGCTTTTATGGTGGAGTTCGGCCAGTTGAGCCAATCAGTCGAGGACGATTCACACGTAAATTCCGCTTCGTTTCGCGTCACTTGCTGTCCGGCCTCAATCTAAAATCCTAGTTGACAACGGGCAAGCATTAGGCATACTGATAAGCAACTTTATTCTATCTTATGAGCGTTCAAAAAGGCACATCACTTACATGGGGCATTCTCGCGGACGCAGCCGTATCCGGAACGGGCGTGGTTGGAGGGATTGTCCAGAGCATTCAGCGGAGCGACGAGGCCGAGCGTGCCGACAACCGAGGCGCGGACGGCAAGGTGGTTAACGTGGTCTATTACAATTTCAAGACTACCCTAACCGTTGAAATCCTGCCTACCGCTGCTGCAACTTTGCCCGCCATCGGCACAACCGTTACCGTCGCAGGATCGCATGCGGCCTCGACCAATAGCTCATACATGGTCACGGCGGCGTCGATCAACGAGCGAGTTGATGGCGTGGTTTCTTTTTCGCTTACGCTAGAGAAGTTGGAAGGCATCGACCTCTCCTGATTGTTTCAAATGGGCGCGGATTTCTATTTTGCCGCGATACCAACCCCGGTCAGCGTCTTGGGCATTCGGCTTCGCCCTTATTCGCTTGGCCACGTTCTGTTGCTGTCGCGTTTTGACAACGCCTTTGTAATGGGCGGTCGTCCGGCATTGGAAGATGTAATCCAAGGGATTGTCATTTGCTCGCAAACTTACGCTGAAGCCCTGCGCGACATGGACAATCCCAAGCTGCCAAGTCTGGTCGGCAAGTGGCAACGCAGTTTGCAGCCCCGTTATTGGTGGGGCGGGCGAAAACCGGAGCTTGGTTTTTCCCCAACGCAAGCCGCAGAGCAGTTCGTTGAGTACCTTCGCGCTGGCAGTTCGTTCCCGATCTTTTCTGTGCCGCAAGACAAGAAAAGCAACGATCCCTTGCACGTTCCGCTGGTGCAAACCGTTAAGGTTTATTTGATGAGCAAGCTAAATTTTTCGGAGGCCGAACTGCTTGACCGGCCTTGGGGCTTGTGCCTCTGGGATTATTTTACCAGCCACGCCATGGAGGGTAATTGCAAAATCTGTGACACCACCGACGACGAAGCCCTGCGTGCCAAACTCGTCGAGCTAGAGCATAGCCTCAACAACCGCCTAAACTAGCATGGCCTTCATGTCAATTTTGGCGCGGTTGGGCTTGGACTCGTCCGGCTTTCAAGCGGGCGTCAAGCAGGCAGAGTCAGCCGCCAAGGGGCTGGGCAAAAGCATTAGCTCAGAACTTAAAGGGCAACTAGCAAGAGCGTTTTCTGTGGCGGCGGTGGTGACGGCGGGCAAGGCAGTCCTAAACTACGCCGGTCAAATCACAGATTTGAGCGACCGACTTGGCATATCCACCGACGAGCTTCAAAGGATGGACTACGCTGCGCGACTTTCGGGAACAAACCTTGAAACCATGACCGGCTTTTTAGAAAAACTTTCTGTTGCCCGCGAGGAAGCTTTGGAAGGCAACGAGAAAATGGTCGAATCATTTGCTCGCCTAGGCGTTTCGATGGACGACCTAAAAAATCGACGGCTGGATGAGTTAATCAAAATCATTGGCCGCACCGTGCAAGCCGGAAACGCACAATCATTATTGCCTGCGTTGCGTGACGTTGGCGGCAAAAGCGCGGGTGCGCTTATTCCAACCTTCAAGGCCGGATTGGAGGAAACCGGCGCAGATGCGCCCATCATCTCAGCGGAGGACATTGCAGCCATTGACGAGGCGGACCACAAACTGAGTGTGCTGGCGATGACGCTCCGATCAGCTCTTGCGCCTGCAATTGTCTTTTTGTCCGAAATGGCCGACGACGCGATTTTTGCCATTCGCATCCTTGGTTCTCAGCTTGCCACGCTCGACCCTTTCAAAGTCGCAAAAGTTCAGCGCGAAAACCCATTTGACCCGACGGCGGGCTTTCGCGAGCTTTACCGGCAGTTCACCGAGCCAAACGAAACTAGCGTTGCAATGACGCAACAGCGCGAAGATCAAAAACGCGCTCAGGCAGAGGCACGGGCCGCACGACTTGCTGGCCAAAACGCGCCTGACAACCAGAACGCGCTAATAAGGGCAGAGCAGCAAATTCAAAAGCTTCGCGACGCAGTGGCCGACAAAGAACTAAATTTGCTGCCTGCCGCCGAGCGGCGCGTTAAGCTTGAGGAGAAGGCTGCAAAGTTGCGACGCGAAGCCACTCTTGCAGAAATTGTTTTTGGTGAGGAAGGCGGCGTGGCAAATGAGCGCAAAATGCTCCTCAAGCAAGCCGCCGCACTGGACGCCGAGGCTCAACTAAAACCGGAAAAACCCGAAACAGAAGTTGCGGCCAGCTTCAAGGTTGCCGATCCGCTGGTCAACAGTTTGGAACGCATCGGCTTTTCATTTGGGAAATCCGCGCAGCCAGCCGGTGAGAATTTCCTCAAGGAGATCGCCAAGAATACCAAAGACACTGCGAAATTCGGAGCGCAGTCCGCACTGGCCAGCACGCAAACCGCTGGCGCACTCACATGATCTCGATTGGCGACAATCAAGTAGTCGAGCTAGAGGCCGAGCGCGTGTGGAGCGTGCGCGACGGCTGGAAAACGACGCGCCGTTTTCGCGGTACAAAAGAGGCGGTCAATGCGTTTGTGCCGACGCTTTTAATCGACGGGTCAAACATTCGGATCATCCCCGACGAAGGGCCGCTGGCGGTGGTTGAGGTGTCTTATGCCAACGCGCAAGACGGGGCTTCAAGTTCTGCGGAGCCGCAAATCATTACTACTTGGTCAGTACAATCTAACGAACTGGAGCAAAGCATAATCGAGAGCGATTACTTTGACGACCTTCCTGGTGGCGCGGGCGTAGACGGTGACACTGAACGTGACTTGATAAAAAACTTTTTGGACGGAAACGGAACCCGCGAGCAGCACATTGATTTAGTCTCAAGCCCGCAAGCGAAAGCAATGGTAGAGATGATCGCTCAAGGAAAAATTGCCTTTGCCATCTCGCAAATTGTCCTCCGTCGCACACGAGTTATTTCTGCATTTGACTCGGCGTACACTTTTCTGGCCTCGGCCAACAAGGTCTATTCCCGCGCTCAGTTGATTGCTGCCTTTGCCCCACCAGCAGGCGTGCAATCAGAGATGCCAGCAGGCGGCGAGTGGCTGGCTCGCAACGGAACCAAGCAGCAGCAAAGCAACGGCAAGTGGTCGCTGGATCAGGAATGGTGGCATGGCGACCGCATCTCACCCATTTACGAGCGTATAGCGTGATGAACTTTCCGCTTACCAAATCCATTTTCGGCGGCAAAATCGGCCAGGAGTTTGACCGGCTAACGGAAGCTATCAACTCGCTTCGCCCGATTAGCTCACCCGGCGAAACCGTGCAACACACGACTCGCGGAGTGGTTCGTTCGGTGCGTTTGCCTAGAAAAGCAAGCGGCGGCGGCGGCGGCTCTGAGATAAGTTTTGGGCAGGTGCTTTCCGTCGAGCCAAACAGTTTGACGGTAGAGCTTTACAACGGCGAAGTCGTTTCAGTGATGAAACCGCCCGATCTTAATGTGTCCGGATATCACGAATACGACGCCGCAATCATTTCAGCTTACAGCACTGGGCAAGGCACACCGCATGATCCGGCTTGGCTGTATTGGTTCACGCAAGATTATTTGATGCGAACCACCACCTATCCTGATTTTAGAAGCGTGGACGGATTTGCTGGTGGGATGCAAAGCCGTTTACGACTGATTTACGCGCCTGCAAGAGATGTTTATTTGACCACTGATTCTATGACCGGTTTGCCGCGAGAAACGCCCTTGAATCAGTCGCCACTGTTGGAAGTTGTGTGGCCTCCTTACATCGTGCCTGCGGTAAATTTGGGCGGCGGTTGGGATCCGGCTAATCCTTCGACGATCCATGTTGCTTTGCTGGAAAACGTAGGCGATGGCGGAATTTATATTGACTTAAACATTGACGCTCGCAAGTGGGTTTCTGAAGCACAAGTCAACGGTTGGGAGACTGTGCTAGACGACGAAGCGGGAATCCATCGCGCCTCTGGCTTTTCCTATCCAAGAATTTAATTCTTTAACATTATGGCCTCACGCGACCTTTACATTAATCTTCGCCCCTCCAATCAGACCGGGGCTTTCGTTCAGTCAGAGAAAAACCTATCGTCCTACCAACTGCCGAAGGGGTTTAGGGAATCGAAGTTGTCGCTAAGAATTTTCTTCCTCTCGCCCACGCCTAACGGCGGGTTGGGATCGCCAGCGGAGATTGAGGAGCTAGAAGGCTACTCTTGTCGCGTCGGCATTGGCGATCCCGGTGGGGATATTTTGGCCGCGCAATCGCTGACTTGGAATAACGACGACTACTGTTTTGAAGGAGTCCTTAACATCTTCACCGAGCAAATGGTGGCTGCGCTTGATGCCGCCACGGGCGACGAAATCAGCCAGACCTTTGAAGTTGAGTTAATCCAAGGCGCAGGCGAGGAGCAGTTCACTTTCCAAGCTCCAATTACCATCAGCAACGAGGTTTTGACCACGGAAGCCAGCTTGCCCGAAGATGTTGACGAAAGCCTGCTTCTTGGTCTATTGGCGACCAAGCAGCCGCTCGACGCAGAGCTTACCTCGCTGGCAGAGCTAAGTTTGACAGGCGCGGGCGGCAAATTGCTGGCCGTGAAAGCTGACGAGAGTGGTTACGAACACGTTGACGCAGCGGGCGATGGGGAGGTAATCGATTTATCGTGGACAGCCCGCGACAGCAACCGGAACTGGGTGGCGGTTGCATCTTCGTCTGACGGCACGAAACTTGTTGCCGCAGTAGAAAACGGCCAGATTTACACTTCGACAGATTCGGGCGTAACTTGGACAGCGCGAGAACAAAACCGCGTTTGGAAGGAAATTGCTTCGTCTTCGGACGGTTCAAAAATAGTTGCATTGACTTATGGGGAGCAAATCCACACCTCAACAGACTCGGGAGTGACGTGGACGGCGAGAGAAAGCAACCGCCAGTGGAGTGACGTTGCTTCGTCAGCGGACGGCTCGAAGCTTTGCGCGGTGGTGTATGCAGGCCAAATTTACACCTCGACAGATTCGGGGGTGACTTGGACGGAAAGAGAAAGCTCACGGCTTTGGATAGGTGTCGCCTCGTCGTCAGACGGCTCACGGCTTGTGGCAGTGGTGGGTGACGGCAAGATTTACACTTCGACGGATTCAGGCGTGACCTGGACAGCACGAATAACAGATGCTGATCGACCATGGATTTCTGTTGCCTCATCTGCTGACGGAACCAAGCTTATAGCGGCTACTGCGGGACAAGACGAGGGAGTTTTGGGCCAGATTTACACTTCGACAGATTCGGGGGTAACCTGGACGGCGCGAGTGCCAAATCAAATTCCGATTGGCTCTCGCGTCACAGTTGCATCGTCGGCAAACGGAACAAGACTGTGCGCTGCATTATTTGGTGGCGCAATCTATACTTCGACAAATTCGGGAGCGACTTGGACGGAGCAGATAAGCGCGGGCATTCGCAACTGGTTTCACATCGCCTCGTCTTCCAGCGGAAACAAACTAATTGCGGTACACGGTTTAGGTCAAATTTACATTGCAAATACTTGTTGTTCTGCCGACCACGCCGCGCACGCTGCTTCGCACGCCAGCGGCGGCAGTGATCCGCTGACCTTGGCCCAGTCGCAAATCACCAACCTCACCAGTGATTTAGCCGCCAAGCAACCGCTCGACGCCGAACTAACCTCGCTGGCAGAGCTAAGTTTAGCAGGCGCGGGCGGCAAATTGCTGGCCGTGAAAGCCGACGAGACTGGCTACGAACACGTCGACGCAGGCGGGGGCGGCAGCGTTCGGCTGGTTGCCAACACCGCCGACGCAACGCAAACGGAAATGCTTACCAGCGCGGGCGGGCGAGCGACCTTGCCAAACGAAAGCGCGTGGACGTTTGCGGGCCGGTTGGTAGCGCGAGCTGAAGAAGGAAATGCAGGCGCGACTTGGACAGCAGTTGCGGGTGGTGATTTTCACACCGTGGCCTTGAAATCGGATGACACCGTGGTCGCGTGGGGACACAACGAACAAGGCCAAACCACCGTACCCGCCGGCCTGAGCGGCGTGGTGGCCATCGCGGCGGGTGGGAATCACACCGTGGCCTTGAAGTCGGATGGCACCGTGGTGGCGTGGGGATGGAACCACGAAGGCCAAACCACCGTGCCCGCTGGACTGAGCGGCGTGGATTCCATCGCGGCGGGTGGGTTTCACACCGTGGCCTTGCAGTCGGATGGCACCGTGGTGGCGTGGGGCTTGAACTTCTCTGGCCAAACCA